GCGGTTCGCAGGCCGTAAGCAGTGCGATTGGCGGCGTCGAGCCATACCTTCACGACCATCTCCTGAAAATTAAACGACATCCGCGAATCGGAAACCTGCATTTTCGACCCGGATTCGTTGATGATTTCTATCTTGAGCGTAGCGGGCGATGCATTGCTGTTTTGCATCAACTCTGCGACGCGACGCTGCTGGCCCGGCGTGAGGATCATTTCGTCATTCGTTGTGACGCTCAGTCTCTCGCCGGGGCCGAGGCCCTTGTGATATCGCGGCAAAAGATCAGGGTTCGGCATGATCCGGTAGGACGTCGGCTCGCTGCCCATGCCGCCGGTATGGTAGATATCCGCCGCTGCACCGAGACCACCGAATTCACCGCCGGCCGGCGCAAACAATTTTGTGATGAATCCGCCGAGGCCTTTTGCCATCGGTCCCGTAATACTCTGCTGGATCTGGATACGGATCAGGTCGCGGATGATGGCGTTGGCGAGATTCGAAAAGCTGAGCTTCCCCGTCATACAAAATTCGGTCAGGGCGTCTTCCATGCCCTTGAAGGTATTTGTGACGGCGTTGCCGACATTTTTCCAAATGTCCGTGCTCTCCTCTGCGTATTTTTTGAGCTCTGAAAAAACCGGCCTCATTTCGCCCCGTAGTTCCGCCACTTTCTGTTTTGTGGCATTGACAGCGGCGAGCTGTGCGTACCAGGAGGCGGGGTCTTTCTCCTTGTCGAGGCCGGCAAGATGCTCCTGCTGAATCTGCACCAGCTCCTGCAGGAGGCGGATGCGCTCGTCGAGCGTGTTGCGGTGATAAGCCCCTTCGGTTTCCGTCAGATCGATGGCGGCAATCTGCGCGTTGATCTCCGCCTCGCGGGCGGCCTGGCGCTTTTTTACGAAACTTTCCCGGTGCGCCGTGATCTCCTTTGCCAGTTTCAGATATTCATCGAAGTCTTTTCGCGCGGCGGCCGTAGAGGCCTCATTGGTCTGCGTTTCACCCCACGCTTTGACCAGTGCCGCAGCGCCGGGCGTGCCCTTGACCTCTTTTTTCGCCAGCAGCTCCTCGACTTTCTTGTTGATGTCAACCAGGCGGCTCTCGAATTCATCGAGTCCGGCCTTGGCGATGTCGGCTTCCAGAGATCGCTTCAGGTTCTCCCAGTTTTCCACCAGTTTTTCGTCGACGTCCGGAGGTGGCTTTTTCCCGGCCCACTGTGCCTGCTTTTTGTCGATTTCCCGGTAATATCTAAGCAGTTGATTGCCGGCGGCGCCCTCAACGTTGACCTGAATCTGCTCAAATATTTTTTTACCGGCCCGCGCTGCCTCCATCATCTGCTTCTGGATGTCCGGCGTGACGGGCTTCCAGCCTTCGCCTCTCATCGCCAGATCCTGAAGGGCCTTTTCGGACTTCAGATATCGTTCCCGGTACTCATCGTTTTTCGCTGCAAATCCTTCGTAACCTGTTAATTCGGAAAAACTGATCCCGTGCATCATCCGGGTGAAACTGCCGCCCATCTTGTCCAGTAGCATCCCCATGCGATAAAGCTCGGCGATGGCTGCGGTGACGCCGTCTTTTAAGCCTTTAACCCCGGAGATAAAGTCGGGGTTCCATTTGATGGTTTTGGTTGTTTCATCCAGCGTCACGACCTCCGCCGTGATGCTTTGCAGTTCGTATTTAACCGCCTCAAACAGGGGTTCCAGTCCCTGCCCCAAATATTGGAGGGCAATGTCCTTTGCGTTTGACCAGAGTCCTTCCCACGTGTTCTGCGCGGCCACACCTGCTATTTTGTAGGCGTCCAGCTTCTGCATCAGAAAATCAAATAGGCCGTTGGCATTGTCTTTGTATCGGGCAATGTCTTCATTGCGCAGACCCAGCACCGTGGCAATGCGGCTTGTTCGGGGGTTAATTGCACCCGTCAGCAGGGATCGTGTTTCCTCTCCCAACTGATCCATCGGCAGACCGATGGCGCCGGCCGCCTGGACCATCGCCACCGTAAATTCTTTGATCTGTGTTTTGTCGAATCCCCTGGCCAGAGCCACCGGCAACGTCTGCTGATAGGCAACGATCAACTGATCCAGCGTGGCGATGGTCTGGAGGTTGGCATACTGCAGTTCCTTGATTAGCTGCTGCGATTCATGCTGAGCGGCTGTCAGTGCTTCCTGCGCGGCCAGGGCCTTGCCGCTCGTGGCGTCGATATATTTACCGCCCGTCAAGAAAGCGGCCGCAATGCCCAGCGTGGCGGTTTCGATTTTTGCCAGATAGGTGGTCCCGGCCCGCAGGGTGGCCATTGCCGTCCCCAAGCCTATGATTGAGACGGCAAGGCTCTTGATGCTGCCCGACAAATCTTTCGATTTGGCGTTCAACTTGTCCGTGTCGCCCTGAGAATCCTTGAGATGGCGTTTCAGATCGTTGAAAGCGGGATCCGTTTTGTTGAGCGCTTCAATGATAAGTTGTAGCTTTGTCGCCGTCATCCACCAGCCCCGATCCTGTCTTTGCAGTGTTTTCGGCACATGGTACAGGTATCAATGTGCCGACATGACTTCATTGCCCCTGGTTTTTCAGATTGTGCGCCGAAAAGAATCTCCACCCATTCATAGCGTTGCTTCAGGGTGCGTTTTGCCCATCTTCTGGCTTCTCCGGCTGTAACGTTCCAGAGGATCCAGTCTCGACGGGTGATGTCTCCGCCGCTGACGAGGAAGCAGAGTTCGTCAACCCAATCTCCATCAACTTCTCGCGGATCTTCTCCGCCAGATCCTCCAGGTTGTGCAAGAGTGAGGGAATTGGGTTCAGTTCGAAAAAATGGGCAATAACCTCGATGGCCGTGCTCGGAGAGATTCCCCATTCAATCTCGACTGCAAGCGACGCGAGATCTTTCCCTTGGGGCGATTTGCCTTCTTCCGTCAGAATGACCGCCATAACGGCAAAGAGGTTGTTTCCCAGCGACCGTACCAGCGAGACCGGGGTTATATCGATTGGGATGGCGATTTCCCGCAGGATGGTCCCAAGCTCTTTCCATTGACCCAGCACCAGTGTTCGCTGCTCAAAGACTTTGCCGCCGATGTTGTAGTGTTTGTCTTCCATAATCATCTCTCAAGTGAATGCGATGGACAGTTCGTCATCGCCGGAGTTGCGGTTCAGTTGACAGTCGATTCCCAGAGAGCGAAGACCGCTCTTATCCGCCAGCTTTGCTCCGGTGTACTGGACCTTCGGCGCGGTGATCGTGCAGATGTTTCCCGCCGTACCGGTCAGGGCCAGGGTGAGGGCGCCTTCGTTGCCGCTGCGCCATTTGCCGAAAAAGTCGTAGGTGGCGACGGTGACCATTTCCGGATCGATGGAAAGAGACGGCCTGCGGCCCGTAATGACGGCGCTCTTGTGGCCGGACCCTTGGTTGACGTCGTCGCGCAGCGCCGTTTCATTGTTCATGTTGAATTCCAGAGAGCCCAGCAGGGCCGCATAGGAATCGATCGTCAGCGTGGCGGTCAGGAACGGCTGCGGCTTGGTGGTTTCGTAGGAGACACCGGAAGAGAGAAGCGCCACGTCGGTGACCGTGAAGTCCGCGCCGGTGAAGATAAAATGCAGCATCCCCGGCTTACCCTTTTCCAGCTTGAGGCTGACATTACCCCGTGCGCCGGAGATCAGATACCGTACGCCGTCGTTGTAAAGCGCCAGCGTCATGGAGCTGATGCCCGTGGAGGCCGGGAGATAGGTGACAGACGTGGAGACCACGACGGTTTCGCCGAAGCCACAGGCCTTCAGCAGTTTCCCCAGGGCCGGGGCTGTGCCCGCCGTTCCGGAGCCCTTCAGCTCCACATCGAATTCCATCGTCGCCTTTCTCGCGCCGGGAACATGGGAAAACTGCGACAGGGAAGCGCCGACATTATCGCGCGCTCCCATTTCGATTTCCGGATTGAAATTGATATTCATGGCCAGGAAGGCGTCGGCCCCGGCCAGTGTTTCCGCAGTGCCTTCCGTGCCTTCCGCTTTGGCCGCCATTTGCGCTCGCTTAACGATCATCGGTCTTTACCTCCTTCTTGTGCGGTTGATGCTATTTGCCCGCGTCTTTCGTTTCGGGATCCGGTTTCATGTCTGCCCCGGATGGGGACACGACTGCATCATGTCCCCTCGCTTTTTTGAGCAGCTTCACACATTCCTGCTCCGTCAGTTCCTTGCCTTCTTTATCGACGTAGCGGGTGCCGCCATCGTTGACGTTATCTTTCATAGGTGCCTCCTTCAATCGCCCACATACAGCAGCGCCTGGGCGGTTTCATATTCGGCGCTGTAGATCGCTATGCCCTTGCCGAACCAAGCGGGGCGCTCCCGCAGCAAAGACAGGGGGAATATATCTTTCGACAGCCTTGAATCATAAAGCAGATCGCGGATGCCGTTCAGAAGGGCATAAGCGCCGGGATTCTGACTGCCGCCCCTGCGGGCTTCCTCCTCGGCTCTCAGGCTCTTGTCGCAAACGAAGAGGACAAACGCCGGCTTTTCTATCTTGCGGGCGCCGTGCTCGTCATAATCGGAGCCGCCATACATGACGATGATCGCCGGGAAAAGACGCACCGCTCGTGCGAGGCTCTCTTCGTCGTCCAGTTCGCCCTGATAGCTCTTTATTGTTTTCACCGTCCGCCAGACAGCAGGATCGCTCTCGTCCACAGGTGTATAACCGACCTTCAGCGGGGCCAGTTTCGCGATGATCGCGTCTTCGATCTGCTCGATAGTGTACATGTCAGTAATTATCCAATGATCCGGCGCTGCCGCCGGAGATTTTGCCCTGGGTAAATATCCGATCGTCTTTTGTTCGCGTCGCCTGAGGGAGGCCTGCGCTGGGCTCTGCCGGGGCGTCCGCTCCCAGGGAGATAAGCCCCTTTGAAACATCCCGGAGGAACCGGATCGCGTTGTCGTAACGCTTCTGTCGATCCTCCGGAATTTTCAGGACCGCTCGCCTTGAGAAAAGGTTGTAAACCGCGATATCCACGGAGAGCTTGCGAATTATCACCGGCACGGGAGAAAACGGCATGGTGTAGCGCCCGCCACAGTAGGAATCGATTTCCGCGTCGGCGTCGGCAATGGCGCGGGTTAAGGCAGACACGTCAACGGACCCGCCCCCGGCATCATCGGTCAATTCGATCAGTTCGGCC